TTAGTTGATCCAGCAGTTACGTTACCGTACATGTTGTCTCCGTCAGTTCTTCCGTTAGCAGTATCTCCATACTTAAAGTCTAGGTAAAATACTAGACCTGAAGGTAAGCTCATTGGCTGTACAGATACGAAATCTTGTGCAACGATTTGTGCGAATACCTTTCTTACTAATGGAAGTGCAACACCAGCCCATTGCTCACCTGCACCACCTCCGTGACTTGCACCACCAACGTTGTTAGTGTTAGCCTCAGCTACGATTTGCTTAGCTTGGTTTTCAAGAATCATTGCCATATTAGCAGTTTCTTTTTCACCTAAGCCTTCTAGCAATCCAGAAGCAGACCATTTTTCAGCAAGTCTATCAGCGTCAGCTTGTAAGCTTTTGTAGCCGTTAGCACTTTCTAATAATGAATTAATTTCCATGATTGAAATAAAGTTTTAAAATTTAATTATTTAATAATTCCAGCTAATTTTTGCATTCTTAGAACAGCTTCAGAAAGTACAATTTGCTCTGGCTTACTTGCAGTAGTTCCAGTAGCTTTACTTGCTGAACCTTTGTGTTCCTTGATAGTAGTTTCTTTTTTAGTACCTACGTTATCAGCAACAGTTTCGTAAACTAATTTTACTTCTTTTACTGTTTCTGCTTTATCAAAAGCAGCGATAACGTTTACTTTTTGAGACTCGCTAAGGTTATTAGCTTTAAAGATCTTATTGACGTAAAGTAATTTAGCATTTAAAATGTTTACTTCGTTAAGCTCTTTTTGAAGAGTTTCGATAGTTTCTAAAGCTTGGTCTAATTCAGACTTTTCTTCTGTTGCTTCTGCTTCTTCTTTAAGATCAGCTACTCTATTAATATTGTAGTCTTTTCCATCTGATTCAGCATTAACTTCATTAGAAGTGTCTTCTTCTAAAGCTTCTTCTTCCATCTTATCTTCTTTGTCCTTTTTACCTTCCTCAACTTCAGTTTCACTTAAAGTATCTAGTTCTTTAATTAACTCGTCAAGGTCGATTTCCTCCTCCCCTTCTTCAGGAGCGTCAATTGCAGGTTCTTCGATAGGAGCTTCATCGCCCATTCCTTCAATATCACCAGCATCCATATCGTCAGCAGGAGCGTCTCCGCCTACCTCTTGAGCGATAATGTCTTTGATCATATCTTTGAATTGGTCAACTGATAATTTGCTAATATCTTCGTCACCGTCAATTTCTTCTTCTTCAGAATGGTCGTCGTGGTCAGCTTCGTCTTCAGATTCTTCTGAATCACCCTCAGCTTCGTCGTGGTCTTCTTCAGCAGTTACTTCTACTTCTTCTAACTCTTCAGATACTTCCTCTTTTGCTTCTTCTTCGATAGCTTCGTCCATGTCGTCGTCTTTTTTACCTTCGTCCATGTCTTCTTCTTTCTTAGGAGCTTCTTCTAGAGTTTCTTCTTTTTCCTCTTTTACTTCTTCAGATTCGTTTACTACTTCTTCTTCAACTTCTGGTGTTTCCATTTCTTGAAGTTTAGCAGCTAACATATCTTTTAGATGAGGAGTTAAAGTCTCTTCTAAAGCTTCTTTAGCGTTAGCAATAGCGGCTTCTCTTACAGATTTAGCTTCAGCAATAGCTTGCTTGAATAAATCCTTGTTTGCCATTTTTAAAAAAAATTTGATGTTCGTACGATTATTTAGAATCGTAATGTGAAGTTATATTTTGATAGATACACTATGAGAGTGTATATTTACTTATATAAATATATACGAATTACAAAAACCTATACAGCTGCTAGGATTTCTTTTCCTATTGCGGCTATATCTCTACCTTTTAATGCTGATTTTGTCATTGATAAAGCAGCAGATCCTACGTCTGCACCTCTAATAGCATCTAAAGCACCTATACCTGCTTTTACTCCTAATGATGCTAATACTGCTATAAATAATCCTTTTGCTATAGTTTGTCTTTTAGCTTCATCTTTTACAAAAGGTTTAATAACAGTAGCAATTACATTTACCATTGCTTTCTCATTATCATGAGCCCAGTTATGTATTGCATCTGCTTTATCAGCTGCTTTTTCGAATCCGTACTTTCTAAGTACTTTTCCTGTGTATTTACCCAATATATCGATAACTGTATTAGAAGCTAGTAGCCACCCTAATAATGAGGCAGGATCGAGAAATTCATTTAATTCCCCATCTTCCATCTCTTTATCAAGAGCAGCTTTTAATTGAGCAGCTAATTGCTGTTCTTCGCTTTCTAATAAGATATCGTGAAGTTTCATTATGCTCTCAGTATATCGTTAATAATAGAATCAAGGTTAGTATATTTAAATACTTTTACCTTACCTTCCTGTAACGATACTGGATTCATAAATGCACCGTGAGTAGAAGGATTAGATACAAAGTCCCAGCATACTAATTCAAAGTCTGGTTGTACCTCTAATTGACCTTCATTTGTTTGTTGAACTGATCCAGTACCTCTAGATGAAATACCAATAGTATGACCAGCTTTAATAATTTCTTTTACAATGTTACCTGCAGGAGTATTTAGTAACTCTACTTTACCCATTAAGTCATCTCCCTTCCAATATAGATCTTTTACTATATGTGAAGCATTCTTTAGTGATACTACAGGAGATTCTGGATGATCTAATTCACCGAAAGCATTACCTCTCTTTACGAATTCATCCATATATTTCTTAGCTTCTCTTTCTAAGATTTCTTTTTTATATACACGACCGTTTTGGTTCTCTGCAGATGCTCTCTGCATAACACCTTCTACCTCGAATACTCCAGGCTTGTTTTTAGACTCTCTAATAGTCGGTCTAAATGGTGTTACATCTACTAATAGTTGTGCCATGTTATTTCTTTTTTTCGTTTACCGGGCTATAAACTGTTTGCTTAGGAGCTTCTTGTTGTACGTAGCCTCTGTCAATATCATCTTGAGATATTCTCTTTACTTGAGGCATCTTTAAACCTCCGTGAAATTGAGCTTTAGTAATAGGTCTTAAGTCTTTTTTGAAAGCATTTTCAATTGAAGGAGTAATAAATGCTCCTACTTTTAATCCTTCTTCATTTTTTACTTCACCTAAGTCATCATAGATCTTTTGAATCTTATCTCTAGTCTTCATATAGAAAGATTCAATCTCCGTTACAATATTTTCTAATGCTATTACTGCTGGTTTTAAACCATCAAAAGAATCGTACTCATCTGCTATTCTAGATAATTCATTAGTAGCTGCTTCATTTATCATTTCTTCTTCAAGTGACTTAGTTATAATAGCTTTTACTGCTTCTTTTAATGTTTCATTTTTTTCATTAACATCAAAAGGATTAACAGGTCCGTCAGAGTCCATATAAGCTTGAATTACTTTTAGACTTAACATATACTCATCTGCAATACCAGCGATTACTTCAGCAGCTTCTTCTCTTTCTTCAAATCCTGATTCAGCAGCTCTATCTTTAATAATACCTTTGATGATATCCATATCACCTCTACCTTCTTTTAATCCTCTGATTTTGCTTTTATCTCTACCTTTAAATCTAGAAGGTTCAGAATCTATTTTAGGATTACCTTTTCTATCTACAGCTAATTCATCTACATCCTTACCCATAGCTTTTTTGATAGCCTTATCTTTGGCTGCCATATAATCATCTGTATCAACATCTCCATCTCCGTCATGATCTTTTCCTTTCTTTTCATCTACAGAGTCTCTATTAATAGTTTCAAAATGATCATATTCATCCCAAACAGCTTCAATATCATTATAATCTATATCTCCAGAGAAGATATCATCTTTATGAGTTTTAATAAAGCTTAATGCATCATCAGTAGAAACTTTATACCCTGATTTAGGATGTCCGTCTTTAGTTAAGAAATCTATAATTTTTCTAAGAACCATCTTTCTATCATGGTTAGATGCTCTTTGTCCTGGTATACCTGGTTCAGTTGGAATAGCATCAGCTTCTGCCACTACTCCCATCTTATCCATAATTTGGTCTATCATAGAACGTATACCTGTATTCTTTATTGTAAGCCATTCATTAGATTCATCATTCCAAACATATCCATAATCAGCTCCAAACTTATCAATCTCTTCAGCTACCTCTCTAGCTCTTTGTTCTGGGTCAGCTGGTAATTTTAACTTACCTGGTGCTTCTTGATGTGTTTGAGATATTTCTCCTGTATCAGCATCCATACCAGTAATATAGCCTTTCATTGCTATATCCTTAGCTGCATCATCATTATTATAATGAGCTTCTAATCCTTTACCTAAATTAGAAGGATAGCCATCGTAATGGTTGTATGTAGTAGTTAGAGTATCACCTGCTAAATAACCAACTAATGCTCTAGTTCCTTCAACTAATCTTTCTTTTCTTTCTTTTAACGTAGCTTTTTTCATATCGTTAAAAGTATCTTTTTCTAGCTTTCCTCTTTTAGTCTCTTTGTAACCGTCATGCTTATCGACTTTAGAAGATTCTCCAGATATAAGATTGTAATAATGTAAAGGATCTTTTTTAAGATTTTTTATAGCTTTCTTTTTAGCTTTAGACTGATCCTCAACTGATATAGATTCTTGAGACATTAAACCCATTGCTTCGAGTTCGATGTCGATAGCTCTTCTTAATGAATCATCTGAGTATTTAGAAGTATCATCTTGTTCAACTTTAATTTCGTTGATTAAGTTATAATTTTTTAGAATCTGTACAGTATCATCATATCCATTAGATGGAGATAAAAACTGCGGGAATGCTAGTTTCATCTGTCTGATGAACTCAGGCTTTGCCATCGTACCTTCATTGACGGCTCTATATTTTTCTTGTGCGGTTACTTGTCTCATTATACTTCTTTATATCCTTGTTTTTTAAGTGCCTTTTTAGCTCTCTTATCCTTGCCAAACGCAAATGGGGTAGTATACCCAGGAGTGGCAGAGGAAGTGTTAGCTTCGTCTAATTCTTGTAATACTTCTCTAACTAACTGAACTAAATCAGATCTCTTCATATTATAGAGATTTTAGTTCGTTAACTAAATCGTAATACTGCATTAAATTAACTAAATGATTATCAGTAATTCTCTCTTTTTTAGTAAGAGGCACAATTGCTTTAGATACTTCATCTAGTTTGATTTTTACCACTTCGTCTTTAACTTTAGAAGATAACTTACTAACTTCTTTAGATATTTTATCTAATTCTTCGTTAATAATATTGCGTAAACGTGTTTGTGAGTTAACCGAAGTAATAAATTCTTTTAATATGTTTTTCTGTGCTGGTAGAAGATCTTTATAATTTTCATTAAACTTCTCCAGTAATATCTTAAAAGTAAGAAGTTTTAAGTCTTTATCATACTTAGAATACTCTTCAATTAAAGTATCTTTAACTTCTTCCTTATTTTGTTTCTTAGTTGTTAGATGCTCTAATAATGTAGATTTAAAGTTAACCAAGTGTATTGGGTCAACTATTTGATCATTATTTTGAGCTTCAAGTAAACAGTATAATGATGCTAATGCTTTGTAATCAGGTGTCTGAATAGCAAAGAATTCATCAATATTATAACCCTCCTTAATAGAAGATATTAAGTCATATTTTTGTTTTCTTAAAACTTTTTGATCTAATTTTCTAGAAATTTCTGTTATTGTAGACAGAATTGTTTCAGCCTTATTTTGGCCTATACCTTTATTCTTTAGAATGAATTCATAAAGTTTGAACTCACGCACTAAAGCTGTTTTACCTGTGAAATGCTTTTTAATAATAGAAACCGCTTCAGACTCTTTATTATTAAGAGTATCCGCAGCTATCTGCTTTACAAGCAATTCAAAGATAAGACCAGTATTTTTATACTTTGAATGTTTTATTTTCATTATACACGTTTACTATATATAAATATGCGTTAATTACCTAAATCCTTAATATTGTCTTCTTTAAGCATATCCGCCTCATCAGCTTCCTTAGCATCGAATACAATATTCTTTAGCATATCCTCATTTTTGGCATAAACAGATTTAGTTGAAGTGTTTTCCATTACGTTTTCATTATCGGATGGAAAACCTCCATGCATACCGTGGACCCCTAATGGATCACGTCCTCCCATCGGATTATCATTAGTTCCGTATACAGAGGCTTTTTCTCTTGGTCTACCGCCTTCAGGGCCAGGTTGACCCCATTCTTGGTCTTTTTCTACTTCTGAATATCCTGGTGGTAAAGCTCCTGGTTCTCCACCTTTAGGAGTTGCTACTGATCTTCTTCCGTACATAGAAGCTAAATCATGTGGCGTACCGTAAGTCATACCAGACTTAGCAGGATCATTACCTTCACTTTCTATCTGTGCAATTCTAAATGCACGTTTAGTATCTTCTCTAACAAGATCTCTCATTTCAATATACTGATCTTCAGACATACTGAATATATTCTCATAAATGTAATCTGTAGAGAACATTCTAGTATCTTTCATCTGAGCAGCTAAATCTACTTTTTCTTTAAGTAGAGCTACTTTTTCCTGATCAAAGATAATAGAAGGAGTAGATAATTTAATTTCAAAATTAGTTAATGATTCTCCAGTAAAACCTTGTGTGTATAAATGTACTAGTGCTATTCTTGTTAGCTCAGATTCTAGTATCTTTTGTATTCTTTCTACTGTTCTAGCGAATCTAATATCTTCAGCTGCTAAAGTAGCTTTACCTTGTAAGTCACCTTCGTAACCAAAGTAAGCTTTAGGAATTTTTAATGCAGCAAATAACTTAGATTGTAAATATTGAACGTCCGTAGTACCGTCATAATCTAAACCTTTAGTAGTTTCAATTCTAGTAGAGTTATCTCCACCTCTAACAGGAAGATAGAAATCTTCCATCATATTCTGCATATTGAACTTAAGGTTATATTCTCCTGTATTTTGATCTACATAAGGAGTTTTTTTCATTGTGTTGATAGTCTTTTGCATAAACTGATCAACTTCTGTTGGAGGAATTGAACCAACATTTATATAGAACATTCTCTTTTCTGGAGCTCTCATGATTCTATGAATCAACATTGCATCCTCCATTAAATTAACCTGCTTATAGATTTTTCTAGCAGGCTCTAAATAAGAACGTCCATAAGGTAAGTAAGAAGTATCTGATAATAATCTAAAATGAGCTATCTCATAATTATCAAATGTGATTGACTTCTGATTTGGTCTTTTTCTATAGTTAGGATCTGATGCTGCAGTAATACCATCTGGTTCTAATTGAAAGTAAACCTTAGCAGGATTTTCAGGATCAGTTCCTTCATGTCTAATCATATGATAGACAGTATATGGTAACACGTTATATACTCCGAACTTCTCTGCTATTTCTAGCTTTAGGAAAAAGTCTCCGTATTTAAGCATATTACGTGTCCATGACCATAAATTAAACTCAACGTTTAATACGTCATAGAAGAGGTTATACAACACTCTTTGAATATTTTCATCAGATGATTTTACAGTAACTATTTCTCCTTGATCATTCTTAATAGTTGCCTCATCTGAAATGATGTCTAATGCTGAAGCTATAATAGGATCAGTGTCCATTGCTTCATAATCAGCATAAAGCTGTACTCTTAATGTTTGGTAATTAAGATTAGGGTTATATACGTTTCTTGCATTATGAACGTATAATCTGTTAAATCTATCGATTAACGAATTTGTTTGGTATTTTCCAGTTGTCTGTATTTGATTAACATCAGCGACCTTTAGTTGGTCCCCACCTATATTACGTATTACTACGTCAGATGAGAATAATCTTGCTAATCTACCAAATAGTGAAGTATCCGCCATAGGATATTAAATTTATATATAAATAGTCTATTTTAGTAACCAAGAGATATCTTCTTGACCTCCGGGTGTATCTACAATATAAGGATTTTTTTGCTGACTTCCAACTGATTTAATAACTGCTTGGTTTCTTGAGTTTAAATTACTAAAAGAAGACAGTTGAGCTCTAGCTAAATCTATTCCTTGTTGTCTTAATCTTAATGCTGTATCTCTTACATAAAGTGCAGTTGCACATGCCATAAGTAAATCATCATTATATCTATCTTGAGCTTGAGCTTTACCGTTTTTCCAAACAAATACTCTCATTTCGCTCATTAATCTTTTTGATTGAATAGTAACTGATTTCTCTCTAATATATTCAATCATCTTTGCAATAACTAAAGGTCTTGTTCTAGCTGACATTGTAAAGCCAGGAACAAGTTTATCTCTTTCGTATTTATGCATATAGGATTCTACTGTGTCCATTTGATTTGTAGGACTATAGTATAGGTTTCTATATTCTCTTTCTAATATAGCTTCTATAGTAGCCCACCCAATATTTGCATTTTCTACTACTAGTAATGCTTCATTATATTCAGATGCTATTCCTACTAAGAAGTTACCAAAATCTTTAGGAGATAACTTACCTTTATATTCTGCTACTTGAACACAGTTCTCTATATCAAATATATGAAATGCAGAATAGTCACTAGCATCACCTCGAGCTACATCGGCTACTACCATATAAGATTTAGTATAATCAACTCCTTCCCATACCCATAAGTTACCGTCAACACCTCTTCTTTCCATTGGATCCTTTTCATAGGTCTCTTCGAAGAATTTCATATCATCTGGTTCGAATACTGTATCACCAGAAGCTAAGAAGTCACAATCACATTCTTGACCTGCCATACGAGGACCTAAATCAGAGTCTTGTTGTTCTCTCCATTTTTCATCTCTTTCAGGATGTACTGTCCAAGGTAATCTAATAGGTAAGAAACTATTTTCTCCAGATTCAGCTTTTTCCCAAGTTAAATGGAACCAGTTACCAATACCATTAGGTGTTGATAGTGCCATACATTGACCACCGGTAGCTAGTGTTTGTTGTGCTGCAGTAAATGTCTCTTCAATATTATCAATGAATGCTGCCTCATCTATTAGTAGTAACGATACCGCTTCTGATCTTGCTGCATCTGCATTAGATGATTTAGCTGTTATTTTAGATCCATTTTTTAATCTTAATGATAATTTATTTTTTTCTAAAGCTGGGAGTCTTAACCATTTAGGTAACTGATCATACATAAACATAGTTTTAGTAACTAAGTTACGTGCAGTTGCTTGAGTAGTTGCTAATGCTAATACGTTTTTATCTTTATGAAATAACATCAGCCATAAA